ATGAAAGGACTGACACAGCGCACCCAGACTATAGGCACCTGTTTCGTCAGCTACGTAGGCAAAGCCAACTTCGGTGCTGCCGAGTATAGGGCACAGAACGAAACGTATATAAGGGAGAGAGGGAGAAAACGACGGGAAAGCCAGTGTTTATCGGGGTTTCGGGAGATTGAGAGGTGAGAGCGAGAAAAAACGAAACGTTTACATTGCTTTACATCAGCTTTACATGGAAGGGGCTTTGAGAAGGGATTGACGATGGGAAAGTTTACATGGGCTTTAGAGATGATTACAGGATGATGCCGGGAGGTTGAGAGACACGGGATTCTGAGGCGACAGAAGCGAGATTGAACGTTGAGGCTGGACAGTACGTGCCTGGCTTTATTTATGCCTGTTTGCGGGCGTTCTGAGCGTTTTTAGGGGCTTTGGCGGGTTGGTATTAGACAGAGGAATTGAAGGGGCTTAGAAGGGCGTTTCTGGGGCGTTTAAACGGTGCGGAAAAACCACGTCGCGCACTGGTTGAGGGAGGGGCAAGAGCCTCTTTTTTTGTGTTTCCCATTTGTGGCGGTTTGGTGGTGATTTTCGGGTTGGAGTGACAGTTGGAGTGACATTTTGGAGTGACAAGTTTTGGAGTTTGGAGTGACAAAAAGCTTCAAAAACGGGGGTGATAGAGGGGGGGGTAACGGTGAAATTTTTGTTAATAAAGACGTTTTTGGGGGTGATAGCCCCCCCCATAAATACCCCTTTTTGAGGTGGTACACCTTATTGAAATGCCGATATGCAGGGCGTTTTAACAGTGTTTTAACGGTGTCCGGGGGGTGGGTAGGGGTGCGGATGGGCGGCCTGGGGGTACGCTGCGAGGGTACGCTTTGAGGGCTGCGGTGCTACCGCAGCATACAGAACAATGTCAGAAGAAGCGGGCTATGGATCCGAGGACTTCGAAGACGTGGAGGATGCGGGCGACGGGGAACTCTTGCTCGTCGAAGTTGGAGATGTTGATGGGGACGTAGCGGAGCACGTCGGGGGTGGAGCCGCGTCGCAGGATCTTGATGGTGCGGAGGGTATCGAGGACTACGGCGTAGATCTCGCCGTATTGGATATCGTCGACGGCACACTCCCTGAGGGCGATAATGTCGCCGTGGTTAATCTTTGGCTCCATCGAGTGGCCTGTGACGTTGCACCAGAGTGAGGCTTTCTCGAAGCCGGGGACTACGACGTTACAGGCTGGTACTGTCACCTGACTGTTGAAGATTTCGCTGAAACCTCCGATAAAATCTACGTCGTAGTATGGAATTCCCTGACCTATTTCTTGCGTAATTCGATATTTTTGTGTATCTTTGTCGCTGGATGCTGGTCGCTCATGGGCGACATCAGCTCCAGGGGTGACTACTGAAAGGACATCTTGTTTGAGCATTTCGCCACGACCAGTAAGGAGCCACTCTAAATTGACATCAGGAGCATAGGCAAGAAATCTCGTTATATTATCTTCGCTTATACCATTACTTTGTTGTAAAATACCTCTTGTGACACCCGAATTTTTATAGAATTCGTATGCCGAAACCCCTTTATTTGCTAAATAATGCAAAATATTTCGCTTAATAAGCGATTTTTCTTGTTTATTTTCTTGCATAATCGAGAAATCTTGTTTAACTTTGCAGCGCGTTCCCTAAAGAACGTTTTAGAATTATGGTTAAAAAGACAAGCAAAATTAAGAAGGATTCTTATCGTGCCCGTCATCAGGGTCAAGAGGAATGGGGTCGTGAATGTTACATTGATATGCTACCCCAGATGTTCCGTCGTATAGCGCAGTTAGAGACTGGATTATCTGTGCTACGTAAACAAGTGAGCGAAATTTCTTGCACTGGAATGTCAGCGAGACGTTCAGCGCAACATAGTCTATCCCCCTCACCTCGGCTTCCTCGTCAGGGTGATAGTAATAGAAGTCTGAGCTCTCTGTCGCCCCAAGCGAAGATAGAACGCTCATTAGCTCTTCTTTCCGATGCGTTAAAAGAGATTGACACTTGGGTGAGTCTGGACGCCGTGAGTCAATTGTGACTGTTGCTTTGATTCTATACATAAGATATTACTTGTTCTTTATGGAACGGCGCGGCAAAGATACGAAAAAGGAATGAGAAACAAGAATATTAACAGTTAAAAAATAAGTATTATGTTACAAATAGAATTTGAGGAGCAGATAGGCCGCTCGGTGAGTGAGGAAGAATTTGTCGAGGCCAACGCCATGTATATGGCAGCCGGTGACATTGACAAGGACGTGTTTTGCCGTGAGTGGAAGGCCATTGGCGAGCGTCCATTGGTGAAGGGTCTGTTTGAGTCGGCCTACGGTTTGAACAAGGCACTACAGGAGCATAAGCTGATGCTGAATGAGTGCCGGGAAATGCTGAGTGACGCTGCCGACGCTATGCTGGATATCGAGGCCATGCTTACCGCCGGAGAAACGACGGGCACTGTGGCTGCGGAGCTGGAGAAGAAGGCCATGTGGCTTCTGGGCAGCAAGAAGCAGCTGGTGCTGCGCAAGCTGGCGAAGGGCATTGCCCTGTGTGAGGAGGATGTGGAGTATATCAATAACCATTTAAAATAAGTAAAGGTATGAAAGGAAATGTAAGAATTGAGGTTTCGACCGAGGTACGGAAGAAGCTGGAGAAGATTTTCGGCGTGACTGGTAAGACCGTAAGCAACGCCCTGAACTATGCCGGTGAGCGCGGCGCGACTGAGCTGGCCAAGAAGATCCGGCGTGCTGCTATGGAGAACGGGGGCAGGAGGATGGCCTATCTGCCCGCCTTCGAGACGGCGCACACGCACAACGGGATTATGACACAGACGTTTGACAACGGTGCGAAGCTGGTGGCCGATATGCACACGGGGAGCGTTGAGGTTTTCGACACGAAGGGCGTGCTGCGGCACCAGAGTGAGAATGTGAGCATCCCGGAGCTATATGTGCTACAGAACATGGCGGCAGCGTTTTGATGGGTGCTTCCGCGCTCACAGCGCGGGCAATAAACGAAAGGAAACCGAATAACAATTAACAGGCAGAAGGATATGGAGTACTATGGTAATGCGCTTTGCGTGAGTTATGATGACTTGGTAGGCGGCGGTATTATGTCAGCAGGGAACCTGCGCAAGATGGCGCAGCGTGGCAAGCTGAGTGTTGTGCGCACTGGAGGCGGTAAAGGCAACTGTGCCTTGATTGCCGTGGACTCCCTTCCAGAGAAGTACAAGGCCGAGGTGCGGAAGCTTTACCCTGAGGGCAACCGCACCCGGCTAATAGCATGGGTTAAGAAGAACTACGAGCGCGACACGGAGGCTTATTCGTTCTTTTTCAACAAGGCGAACACTGGCGTTGAGCTGCCTCAGGAGAAGGTGCTGGAGTACACGGTGAACGCGAGCGTGCTAAACTGCTGCATCCGTCTTTATGACCGTGCCGCCATGTGCCAGAAGATGTTCGGTAACAGGTATAACTGGGATGAAATGACCGCCGTTATTGACTGTCTGCGCGAGCTTTACGGCCACACACTTCCCTCCTCGACGATGCGTTTCAGGAAGAAGGTGGCTGAGTACAAGCGCGAGGGTTATATCTGCCTGGTCAGCGGAAAGTTCGGCAACCAGAGTGCGCGTAAGGTTGACCACAAGACTGAGCGGTTGATATTGGGTATTGCCTGTTTGCCCAATAAGCCTTACAACACCAACGTTGCCGAACTTTACAATATGTTCGTTTGCGGCGAGCTTGACGTTTACGACCCTGAGAGCGGCGAGTTGTTCAACCCCGACGATTTTGTGACGAAGGACGGCGAGCCTATGGTTCTGAGCGAGGCCACCATCAACAACTATCTGAACATGCCCAAGAACCGTGTGCTGATAGACCACCTCCAGTTGTCGTGGACAACCTACATGCACGAGGTGATGCCACACGTCCACCGTCACGCGCCGGAGTTCTCGTTCTCGAAGATCTCGTTTGACGACCGCGACCTTCCCCGCAAGCTGAAGGACACGAAGCAACGGCCCAAGGCTTACTACGCCTACGACGTTACGAGCCAGTGCGTGGTGGGCATGGCCTACAACAGGAACAAGAACACCGACCTTGTGGTGGACTGCTTCCGCTCGTTGTTCCGACTGATAGAGCGTGAGGGCTGGGGCTGTCCGGCCCAGGTGGAGGTTGAGAACCACCTTATGACGCAGTGGCGCGACTCCTTCCTGAAGGCCGGTGTGATGTTCCCCTTCGTGAGGTTCTGCGCCCCTCAGAACTCACAGGAGAAATATGCCGAGCAGATGAACGGCGCGAAGAAACGCAGCGTGGAGCACAGGAACCACTTGGGCATTGGCCGCTTCTATGCCAAGGACAGGCACTACAGGACTGAGAGCCTGAAGGTGAGTGACGAGACCAACGAGCTGTACGAGGATAAGGAGTACTACACCTGGGAGCAGCTCATTGCCGAGGACATGAAGGATGTGGAGGAGTTCAACAACCGTCTGCACCCGAACCAGAAGAAATACAAGGGCATGACCCGCTGGCAGGTGCTGGTGGAGAACATGAACCCGACGCTGAAGCCTCTCGACAAGGCTATCTGTGCAAGGTATGTTGGTGAGCACGTCTCGACCTCTATACGCAGGAACAGCTACTGCCGTGTGCAGGGCAAGGACTGGTGGCTGAGCGAGGTGGAGGTGATAGAGAAGCTGGCCCCGAATGACTTCAAGGTGGAGGCCTACTATCTGACCAACGAGCAGGGCGAGGCCACGGAGGTTTGGATTTACCAGAACGACATGATGGTGGACAAGCTCCAGGACGTGGGGACGTTCAATACCGCCGACGCTGAGCAGACGGATGCAGACCGGGAGGTGTTCGTGGAGCAGCAGAAGAAGATAGCCCATTTCGGCAAATACGTGCGCGACAACGCGATTTCGCGGGTGGGCATTATGAGTAAGGCCCCGCAGAGAAAAGAGGCCGACACAGACAAAACAACGGGCTTTGCGGCTGAGTCCGAAGACATGCAGCCGGACACCGTGCCAACCGTCTATCAGTTCAAGGATGAGGCAGACGCTTTGGCAGACCTTTAAACGACGATTATATCATATTTAAACATAGTTACAATGGAGATTACAAGTGAGATTAAGAAGCGGATTTTGGCCGCGATTGAGGCCAACCGCGTGAACTATCCAAGCGACGCGAAGCACGCTGCAAGCCTGGGTATTTCGAGTGCCGTTTACAGTTCCCTCCGCAAGGGTGTCACCGAGAAGCAGCTGAGCGAGGCCAACTGGATTTCTATGGCCCGTAGGCTGGGCGTTGAGCTGCGTCCCGGCATGGAGTGGAAGGCCGCCAAGACGGCGACGTTCAAGTACATCTGGGCACAGTTGACGGCTTGCCAGAACGGCAGTCTGAGTGCCATTATGTGCGACATGCCGAATATCGGCAAGACCTTCACCGCCCGTGAGTATGTGAAGGGCCACAAGAACGCCATCTATGTGGACTGCTCACAGGTTAAGACGAAGCGTGCCCTGGTTCGCAAGATAGCCAAGGAGTTCGGTGTGAGTGCCAACGGCACCTTCGGGGACATCTACGAAGACCTGGTGTTTTACATCCGCACCGTCGAGCAGCCCCTTATCGTGCTTGACGAAGCCGGTGACCTGGCCTACGAGGCATTTCTGGAGCTTAAAGCCCTTTGGAACGCCACCGAGCGTTGCTGTGCCTGGTATATGATGGGAGCCGACGGCCTGAAGGCCAAGATAGACCGCAGCGTTGAGGGTAAGAAGGTTGGTTATGCCGAAATGCTGAGCCGTTACGGCGACCGCTTCTGCAAGGTCACTCCAGACGATGGCAAGGAGCGTCAGGCGTTCCTGATGGAGCAGGCCCGCGTCGTTGCCGAGGCCAATGCCCCGAAGGGCGTTGACGTGCGGCAGATAGTGCTGAAGACCGGCGGCGGTCTGAGGCGTGTGTTCACTGAGATTGAAAAGGCAAAGGCAGTATAGTTATGGCAAAGCGGGCATACACACCAAGAGACATTGAGGCCAAGAAATATGAGTGCTTCGATTGGGACGGCGAGTGGCTGTCGGCCTTCGGCAACCCCGCCGTCAACTCAAAATGGGTGGTGCTCGGCCCCTCTGCGAGCGGCAAGAGTTCGTTTGTGATGCAGTTATCAAAGAAGCTGTGCCAGTACGGGCCAGTCCTTTACCTCCCCTTTGAGGAGGGTGTGGGCATGGAGTTCCAGCGTCGGCTGAAGCTGATGAAGATGGGCGATGTTCAGGGCAAGTTCACTGTTGCACCGGATGACACGCTGGAGGAGCTGGAGGAGCGTCTGAGCCGTCCGAAGTCGCCCCGATTTGTCATCGTGGACTCGTTCCAGGTGTCGGAGTGGAGTTATGAGCAGACAGTGGAGCTAATGAGGCGTTTCCCTCAGAAGGGCTTTGTTTTCATTAGCCAGGAGTACAAGGGGCAGCCAATGGGCAAGGCCGCCATCCGTCTGCGCTATATCGCCGACATGAAGGTGCGCGTGGCGGGCTACAAGGCATATTGTCAGGGCCGCAGTGCCGGTGAGCCGGGGAACTGTTACGTGGTGTGGGAAGAGGGCGTGTTGATGGCGAGTAATAACCTATAAGGGCTGCCACAGGGTGGCAGCATAGCAGACAAGGATATGGAGAAATACCAGATATTAGTGAAGAAGGGGAGCCTGGGCATGATTGTCGAGGACTGGCTTCTGAACAGTGAGTGCGACCTTCGCATCCGCAAGGCCAAGACGAATGGCTGCCGGGTGGTGGAGCTGACCGACCCGCTCTATGCGGCGCGAATCGTGAAGTGGCTGCAAGCAGCAGAGAAAGTGAATATAGTTAAACAGTAATGATATGAGCAGAACAAGACAAATGATTGAGCTGATGCCTCCCGCTGTGTTCAGGGAGGCGAGGCCAGAGAAGTTCACGGTGACAGGGTTTGTGTGTCCTGAGTGTCACGGCAACGGCTGGGGCCTATATAGTGACCCTGACGATGAAGATGCAGACCGTCGCGGCTGGGTGAAGAAGGTTTGCCCTGTATGTGGCGGCACAAAGGAAGTGAGTGCCGAGGTTGTGGTGCGCTGGAGAGGAAAGGAGGTGGAGCCAAAATGAAACGTAACAACAATTCTTATGTGGCCATAGCCACTATTAAATTCAAGTCACCTAAAGGTTATCGGCCAAGTACTTTAACTTATCGGAAATGCTTCGTGTGTGTGAAACGTAATGATGCTGTTATAGAAAAGGAGGCATCAAATACGGCTGAAGATTGGAAACGCCGACTGTCGGAAGCCAATCATGGCGTAGAATTGTCCTATTCAATCAAAATAGAGACCATAAGTGTTGCAGGTGTTGATATTATTGGCCCAGATGGCAAATAGCAATAGGGTAAAGATATGGTCGATTGCAGAGATTACAAAAAGGGCCGTTGCCTTGGTAACTGTGACGGTATGGGACATTTTCAGTGTGATGAATGTAAGTGGCGAAAGCCGAAAAAGGAACGAATGCAATGGGCACCATGAGAGTATATATCAGTGGAAAGATTGGCGAGGAGGTTCTTAGTGAGGCCACCCGCGAGAAGTTCGCCAAGGCCGAGCGCGAGCTGCGTGAGTGGGACTTTGACGTGTTCAACCCCACGACGAGCGGGCTTGGCGCAAAGGCCGAGGAACTGGCGAAGGTGAACGGCACGGACTTCTATACGGAAATTATGAATTTAGACCTGGCAGAGTTAGCCTGGTGTGACGCTATCTACATGCTGACAGACTGGACGGACAGTCCTGGTGCTAAGAGGGAATACACCGAAGCCTCTAAATTGGGCTTGGCAATATGGTACGAATCATAAGTATAACAACAAAAACACATTAAAGTATGTTTGACAAATTGATGTATGAAGGCGGTCATGAATGGGAGAAAACAAACCTTGTGACCAAGAAAGACAAAAAAGGTCTTTATGACCATTACAAGTGTAAGTATTGCGGGATTGAAGGAAAATCCTATTCTGTTGGCACGATAGAAGTTCTTGATCGATATCGGGACAAACAGGCTCTTTGCCCTGGTGCACCAAAGCATAAAAAAGTGAAAGTACTCCGCTGCACTGCAGTCGGTGAGGTGTTCGCCAACCTTACACCCGGTAGCGTCCATGAAATCGTCGAACCTCCCTTGCATGAGGGTAGAGAGAGGGGTGAATGGGTGATGGGCGTGGGCGAGCCTGTGCTATTGCTATACCGAGAGTTTACATACATAGATTGAAAGCAATGGAGAACTACAGTAGGTTTTATGCGATTTTCAACCGGCTGCCCTATAGCGGCGACCGTGAGGAGCTGAAGAAGAGCGTGGTGCTACAGTACACCTGGAACAGGACTGAGCATCTACATGAAATGACCGAGCGGGAGTATAACGACTGCTGCGCGGGGATGGAGAAGATGATTCCCGGCGGAGAAACGCCGGGCACTGTTGCCGGGCGCGAGGAACTGCGGCGGTGGCGTAGCGTGTGCCTGAAACTGATGCAGAAGATGGGCATCGATACGACGGACTGGAACCGCGTCAACGCCTTCTGCCAGGATGGTAGGATAGCCGGTAAGGTGTTCAGGGAACTTTCCGTTGAGGAGCTGGAGGTGCTGTCGAAGAAGCTACGGAGCATTGAGCGCAAGGGCGGTTTGAGAGAACTGCCAGAGCCGGGCGAGACGGCAAAGATAGTAAACTTTCATCATTAACAATAAAACGGAACAAAAATGGAACATTCAATCAGAACAATCAGCGGGTTGCTTGGCGGTGCTGTCATCTGCACCGACGCGCCCAAGTGTGAGACATGCCGCAACGATGCCGCCGGTACCAACTGCGCGAAAGTGGAGCTGGTGGGCGGGCGTTGCATCTGCATTGCAAAGAAATAGTATTAACCCTTTAATCTTAACAATTATGGCAACGAGACAAAAGAAGACCGTGATTAGCGGCGTGACCCGTGAGGCCGCCGACGTAGCATTTGCCGCTTACGCAAAGGCCGATGCAAGTATTAACAAAATCCAGGCAGAGATAGAGCTGCAGTGTGCCAAGATTCGCGAGAAATGGCAGGAGCGTCTGACCGTTCTTAGTGCTGAGCGTGACAGTGCTTTTGACACGCTGCAAGCCTTTGCCACCGAGAACCAGGCTGAGCTGTTCACCAAAAAGAAGAGTCTGGAGATGGCCCACGGTGTGATAGGCTTCCGCACCGGCACCCCGAAGCTGAAGACGCTGAAGGGCTTCACCTGGGCAAGTGCGCTGGAGTTGGTGAAGACCTTCCTTCCGAGCTATCTGCGCCAGACGGAGGAGATAGCAAAGGACAGGCTGTTGGCCGACCGTGACCTGGAGGATGTGAATGTGATTGACGACACGCTGGGTATTACCAAAACGCAGCTCCCCATGAGCAAGGCAATGGCAAAATGCGGCATCCAGGTTGTTCAGGACGAGACCTTCTTTGTGGAACCAAAGAGCGAGGAGGGCGCGTGATGAAAAAGACTATCAGGAAGCCTCCGAAGGTGTGCCTGTGCCGTGAATGTGGCGGCACAGGTCACATTGGCAGCAGCGGCGACCGCCCCGCCGTCTGTCCGCAGTGTGAAGGAAGTGGCCGTGTGACGGTAAGCGGCACGATGGAAATTGACATCAGGGCCTATAGGCCGTGACGGCATAAAGTGAAAGGGGAAAGTCAAAAGATGTTGTTTTTCCCCTTTTTACTTGTTTTTATCACAAAATATTAGTAATTTTGCAGCCAAAGAATGAACAATGGGAAAAGGCAGGAGCAAGGACTTGGTTCAGAAGCGTGACGAGGCACTGTGCCGTCGTTATTATGAGCTGACTGAAAAGCAGCGTCTGCGTTTTGACGATGCCCTGAAGGTTCTTTCCAAGCAGGAGTTTTTTATCAGCGAGGAAAGGATTATGGCCATTGTTCGCAGGATGCTTGGCGAGGTGGAGGGTTTAGCCCTGAAGCCGGTTCCGAAGGTGAGGATGCCGAGGCTGACACACAAGCAGCTGGAGTTGTTTGTGGAGCCTTTAGAGCCCCCCGGCGGAGAAACGCCGGGCACGTCGGCTACTCCTGCACCGTGAAGCGGTAGAGTGTTTCATAGACTTTTATATTTCCCGGCAAGGTATAGTCACGCGACTTGACACGTGAGAGCGGCCAGACGTTTTCGCACAGGTCGAACTCTATGCCCTGAACGGCCTGGTGTATGTCCTGGGCCATCTGTAGGCGTTCCGCGATGGAAGCCTCCTGTGTGGAGCCGATGTGAACGTCATCGTAGCAGTCGATGGCAAGGCGGACGGATATGGTGGCCGTTCCACGTTGTGAGTTGGTGCCTTCGTCGAGATCTTGCCAGTCTGTGTCGGTGTTGCCTATCAGGACACAGGGGAAGGTGACGGGGTAGGTGTCCTCTTGTGTTTCCAGTTGGCCGCAGTCTTCAGCGACCAGTGACAGATTGGGGAACTGTTCAGCGATATGCTGGAGTAGGAGTAATAAGAACTGTTGCATGGTGTTATGGATTTAGGATGTTCTTTATTTCGTTTTCGACTGTCTGGCTGACTTTCTGGGTGAGTTCCTGAGAGGGGCCGAGGAACTTGCGCTGTGGAATCTTTGCCATGACGGTGAGCTTTTCCTTTTTGGTGAGAGCGAGAGCTTTCCACATACCCGCTGGAGAACCAGCGGGCACATCGGCTGCCTTACCTCCCGACTTGAAGAACTGCGCCCATGCGAACTTTCGCATCTTAGGAGTGACGCGAGGATGCGTGGTGATGGTGGCTCCCTGATTGTGGACTGCGGCGTATGGTACGCTGGTACCGACAATCACCTGAGCGTCGCCGGGAACATAACGTATTGAGCCGTAGAGATTCTTGCGTGCTGACATCAGAGGCCCATACTGTGAGTTGGCAGACTTGCCACCCGACTGTTGCCTCCGTGTGACTGGCCAGGGATGCAGACCACCGTCAACGAAGCCACCCCGTCGGAAGTTCTCCTGGAAATGGTCGGTGGCCATGCGCCCAATCTTGACGGGTAGGCGGCGGTGAATAGCATCGCGAATCTCACGCTGCTTTGCCTTGACAAGTGCTGCAAACTGTTGCGGGGTCATAGCTGTTTATGGGAAATAGATTGTGCCGTCGGCGTTACGCTGTTCAAGTATTATCCAGTAAAGTTTTTCCACGCTGCTGCCGCTCTCCACGCGCCTTCCTGCGTGAACCTTCATATATACTGCGTTAGTGGTTATGGCACCAGCTGTTGCACTGCCACTTGTCGCGTAGATGAACAGGTCAGAGCGGGGCGACCCCCACGTCTCGCTGCCTGACGTGCAAGCGGGGGCCGTTGATGATTCAAGTATGAAGCTGCCACCCGTTCCGTTATATATCTCCAACGTGCGCCCCTCCGAAAGTTCGGGATTGGGAATATATATTCTCTGTCCGCTGCTTCCTACATAGAAGATATCCGTGTTCTTATTGCCGTAGTATTCCACTTTGACAACCGTTCTCGGAACGTCCTGGTTCTCGCCTATGTAGTCATACACCTCTCCTATATAGCTTTGCAAGGTCGCAATATTAGTCTCGCTGATAATGACCTCGTCGCCATTATCCATAGTCAGTTTGTAGTTCTCAATCGCCTGACCCAAGGTTAGGTTCTGGAACAGCTGCTCTGCGGTCACTATTCCCGTCACCTCTCCGCTGACGTGCAGGTTCTGGAACGTGGCATTCTGCATGTCGATGGTCTGGCCTGTGAGTGCTTCAAGCACGTTCAGGTTGGTCACGTCTATCAGCGAGGCCTTTATCTTCCCGTTTTCTATAATGGCCGTAGTAACTCCATTATCAGTAAAAACAACCCTGCTTGCATCAACAGTTACGTTGTTTCCGCTTAGATTGAGCGTCGTAGTGGGAACGCCTGTTGATGAATCAACCATGAGAACAACACCCGCCTTAAACGTGTCGTTTGTGGAATCATACAAGCCTATTCCAGCCATGTCGCTTTTAAGGATAACACCACAAGCTGATACCGCATTTTGGAAGCCCTGCGACGGCGTACCGTTAAGCGTTATGTTTGCTGCATCTACAGAGAATGTATAGCCTGTGAAGTCAATGTTGCTGGCCGAGAACTGAAGCGTGCTTCCATCGTCGCCGATAAAACTGATGTCGCCGGCCTTGATGTTCAGGCTCTGAGCAGTAATCCCCAGACTTTGTGCGGTTATTCCAAGCAAGGAAGTGAAGCCGTTGCCAATGCTCACGTTATTGCCCGTCAACACCAGTTTCCCGTCCGAGTCGAAACTAAGAACAGTCTTCAGTGTCTGTGTCCCGTTGTTATCGTAGTAGTAGCCCAGCGTGAAAGTGCTTGCGTTATCATCTTCCGTTGCCATCACCATCTTCAGCCCTTGCGCCGCCGTGCCTACCGCCGTAGCAAAGTTGTTAGTCGCCGTGAAGTTTATCTTGTCGGCACTAAGTAGGCCGCTACTGTAGTAATGTCCGTCGATATCCTGACTTATCGAGAGACCAAACAGAGCTTGTGACAACGTGACGTAATCTCCCTGCCCGTTATTGGCTGAGGCATCCCACACCGTGGCCTGGGCAAAGAGTTTTGCAAACCGCTGGCCCACACTCAGCCCGGCGGCCTCCGTCGCTGCTGCGTTGCTGCCGAACACCATTGCCAGGATCTTGTTGCCGAGGCTTTCAAGGAGGCTGCTCGTCGATTCCTGAATGTACTCCCATTCCGTGCCGTTATACATCTTTATCTGTATGCCGCCGGTGACGCTCTCACCATTGCTGCCGGGGATGGAACAGGTGACGGGAACGCACAGCATATCATATTTCTGAGCGTCAAGAGGTGTTTGGATAAAGACTCCAAAATCCGTGTCGCCAATCATGGCCTGGAGCTGGGAGAGGAGGGAAGCCACATTGCCGTCATCGTCGTTGCTCCCGTTGTTGGGCGTGGCCGTGCTGTCGTTTGCGTCAAGGCTCACGTCGATGGGGAAGTTTGCCGCGTTGCTGCCATAAAGGACATAAAGCCTGTCGGCAAGTGCTGCGAGGAGGTTGCGAGGGTCTGGCTCGACCTCGGCGAACACCTTGCTCGCCTCGGCCCAGTAGTCGCCTACGGTGTACCCGGACTGTCCCTGAGGAAGAGCCGAAAGTGCCTCGATGCATACCATCATCGTGTCCGTCGCTGGCAGGGCCTCATATTCGCCGGTGTTTATGGTTTCCCCATCCGCAATTCTCCCGTCGGCAAGATGGTTGAGCCACAGCCAGCGGTCGCCGATAAAGAATGGCGGGGCGGGTGGCGTGGCCGACACGAAGAAGGAAATGTTCTGTGTAGATAGCGCGGTGAGCATGGCCGTGCGTGCGGCGAGGAAAGCCGTCATGCGCTGCTTGTATTGCGTAGCTTGTGCCGTTGTCAGCGTGGTTGTGGTATTGGCCCATATCATCGTGGGCTGCAGGGCCGCGTATGACTGCACGCTCCCCTCAGCGGGAAAGTTGATGTCTGACGGATTGTTCAGGAAACCGCCAAGATTGGCAAAGGCGGTCTTGTAGGCCGACACAGCACTGAGGGCATTGATGACAGGGTCAGCGGTGAAGAGTGCCAGGAAATTGTCATACTCCGTGGCCCAAGCCGTCCACTGCTTGCGCAGCTCCCGCTTCTCGTCGGGAGTTATCTTCAGGTCGTTGGCCATGTCCGACAACTTTCCCAGGGCCGACGTGGCATCTGTCTGGGCATGGTCGGTGGCGGTCTTGGCAGCCTCCTCGATGCGTTTCAGCAGATTGGCTCTTGCGCTATGGTAGCCGTTCCATGCCGTGCGGTATGCATCAGCTGTTTCAATCTCTGTTTCACTCAGCCTGGTATCAGTTGCGAAGTCCGTTCCTATCCATGAGGGCAATGCCTCTCCCAGGAATATGTCAGTCAGGTTTTCGAGAAATTTCCCGTCGGCATCTATATAGTCGCTCAGGCTGCCCTCCTGGTCGTCATTGAGCATCCACGCCAGTATGCAGTATGACTCGCAGTACGCCTGGTATTTGTTCAGCCCCTGTCCTATGGGCGTGTCACCATGTAGGCCGTAGTCCTCTGCCTGTGCCAGCAGTTTCCAGAACTCTGCCACGGTTTCCCTCCAAAGCGTCAGCAGCTGGCTTTTCTCCGTACCCGCGCTGATGATGCCGTCATCGGCCAGGGCCGTCACGTTCTGGAACGCCGCGTTGGCCGTTTCCTTGCTCACCTTATCAAGGGCATCAGCCTCTGCATAGTATTCTGCCCATACGCAGCGGTATATCTCACGCGATGCCGCCGCCAGATCTGTTGTCTCTATACGCAAGCCCAAATACTCATAGGCTGCAGTTTCTGCGAATTCAATGTCAAACAGAATGTTCGTCGTGGTGGAGAGGCTGCGCACCCACGATGGGGTTCCACTCGAAAATTCCTCTCCGCCGTTCAGCATACGCGCCAGCATGGAGTAGGCAGTGTTATAGCGGGTCACGTTAAGGCCGTATGCGGTGTGCAGAGCGTTATACTTGGTATGCTCATCCACTACGCGCAGCCATTCGTTGTAGAGCCGTACCTTCTCCGCACCGCCGGTAATCTTTCCGTCGCTGGCTATGTCCGAGGCTTTCTCTATGGCCAGCAGCGTTTCTGCGTCTGTCACCTCATCCCAGCTGTAGGTTACGACTGTCTCGCCGTTGACAGTCTCTTCATGGCGCGTCCACCTCCATGCCTTGCCGCCGTCGGGGTCGGCGGCCTCGCGGCTGTAGTCGTAGAAGATGTCCTCCACGTGCAGCTGCTTTTCGGCATCTGTCACCCACTCCACGGCGGGATAGTTCGCCGCCGTCGGTGCGTATGTGCCGAACCACATCTGCATTTTCTGGTCGGCCTGGCTCTGCACCTGAGCGAGGTCGGTGCCGTAGGTCTGCACTTGGTTGGCCACTCGCTCTATACGGCTGTTGATGGTGACAAGCCCCGTGCGCCCTCCTGCCTGTGCAAGCGCATTCCACTGTTCGCTCGACATGGTTCCCACACCCTGGCTGTCACTGGTTCCAGTCGTGCCGCCTCCCCCGGCGGTCTGCACACCGTCAACTTTGTCTATGAGCGAGGCAATCATCCCACGCTGGGCCAGTGTGCCGTAGGTCACCTGCACCTCCCCGGTGATAAGGTCGGTGTGGACATTGGTCACGAGGTAGCCGCCGCTGGTATCGCCGATGGAGGCCCCGCCACCACCCGTATAACTCTCAGGGGCAGGAACCGTCACGCCGTACATGGCGGCCACTGCCTCACCGGCGGCCAGCAGCTCCTCGCGTGCCTTTGCGTAGCACGTGTCAGGCACGGCAATGTTCACCAGCGTCACAAGGTCGCCCACAGTGGGCGGCAAAGCGTCGGAAGGAAGCAGCGTGTTGCAGTCTGCCGTCATCACTATGCGGTACATACCCGGCTGCGCCATGAAGCCGTTTGGGTCGACATCGTCATCCTCTTTCTCCTTCACCGGGTCGCTGCCGTTGAAATGCACCAGTTCGAACTCGCGCCCTGCCAGCACCGACGTGCCGCCCTCGGCGAAGGGCAGGAACTGCATGCGCAAAGTGGTGCCGTCCACGATAAGACGCTCCAGGTTGGCCTGGTCAATGTGGCCCTCTCCGTCGGCATCGCCAAGCCGCACATACCACTTGGTGTATTTCGCCCACGCTGTGGCCACGCGGTTCTCGCCCTCACCCTGCCATGCAGTGGGGATCCTGTCTCCAGCCTCGTTAAGCAACCAGCACTCACGCCTATATACATGGGTCACCTTGAGCCGTGCCTTGGGATAGATGTTGTCGAACACCAGCAGCTTGGTCATTTCGGGCGTTCCGCTGCCTATCACGCTGCCGGGGTATTGGGTAGGGTCAAGGGTCAGGCGTTGCGTCACGGCGGCATACTCCTCACCCTCGCTGGTGACGATTTTCTTCGTCATGTTCTTCGTGCCACCCAATACGACGAAATGGTTGTAGTATTCGCCGCTGATAAAATTCACAGAGGAGCCGAAATGGATGCAGCCATCGGTGTACCACACAGCCAGGTCGCACGCGCTGCCTATCTTCTCTGCCGCGCTCTTGATGCTGTCACCGTCGAAGCTGACACTTATCGTTCCGCTGTCGGCCATGTTGTTCATGTTGCAGCTTACACCACCAGCCTGTGCCAAGGCTCCGATGATAGTGCTGGCCTTACCCACAAATGAGAAGGTGTAGAGTGGTGTCTGTGTGGTGTTGCCCGCCTTGTCCAGGACTGTCACCATTTTGTAAAACAGTTTCTTTCCAAGCAGGGCGATGGGGTCGCTGAACTTCACCTCATAGCGGTAGGAGCCGTCGCTGTTCTTTGTCGGAACGTATGGCTGCATCAGCACATATTTGCCAATGGTGGTGCCTACGGCCAGGCCGCCCCCGGTGGTGGAGTTCCACCCAATGGTAAGGCCGCCGTCCCCGTTGATGCTCTCGTCAATCGCGGCCACCTCCAGCACGGTGTCGGCGGTGATAATCTTTCCAGACTCACCGATGCCGGTTCCGAAACATTCTCCGTATGTCATTCTAACGTTGTTTAAATGGTGTTTTAATCGTTGTCTGTCCTTACCTCCGGGTGGGGTTCCTCAAGCGTAAGCGTGAACTTGGCCATTCTCCTGCCATATTCCGCAAACTGCGTGCAGTCCAGGTAGAGGAAATGATAGACCACGTCGGGCTGATAGCTGGTTTTCATTCTGATATAACCGGCATCGAGCACCTGGGCACAGAAGGCGGCATAGTGATCCATAAAATCCTCCTTCGTCGGTGCGGTGATATGCACCTCCAGCGAAATCTGCCTCACGTCCTTATAGAACGTGCTCTGCACCACGCTTGCACCGTGGCTGATAATGTTCTTGTTCGTCACCGCGCTCTTGTTCGGGGCCGGTGTCATCAGGCGCGAAAGGCCGGTCTGGCTCAGTGACAGGCCCCACGTGGTATAGGCATCGACCCAGCCAACCGTGTTAGCCGTCTTTATGAAGAGGGTGTTTGCTGCCATATAGATTATAGTTTTGCAAGTTTTCCGTTTATGCTGTCGAGCTTTGCGCCGAACTGTGTCAGAATCTCCCTGTTGCTGCGCTTGATGTCGAGCAGGTATTCATTGCCCGTGGCTATCATATTGCGCATTTCCTGAATGGTACTGCTGTCAGGGTTCGTCGCCGCCTTCATCGTCTGGATGGCAGAGAGTATCTGCTTTGCTGTCGTTTCGGTGGCCATGCTGAATGAGGAGAGCGTCACGGCGGGAATGTCTATCGTCGTGCCTCCGCGAAGCGTGGTCAGAATCTGCTCCGTCACCATGTAGATGCCCATCTGCACACCCAGGTACTGATCCATCTGCTCGTAGGTGGCCTTGTCGCTCATATTCATCGTGGCGGTCTGGTCGGCATAGTTGGCAGTGCCCATGAGGTCGTGGATGGCCTGTGCCTCGGCGGCGTAGCCCTCCTTGGCCGTGACGATGGCCTGGCGCAGCTGCTTCAGCAGTTTGGCACGCTCCTCCTCTGAATAGTTGCCTCCCATAATGCTGGCATACTGCTGTTGCCACTCCTCCAGTCGCTTGTCAAACTCTTCACCGAGCACGAACTTGTCAATGAACGCCTCTGTCAGAATTTCGTTAATGCTCCTGGCAAAGTCCTTTGTGTCGCTCTTCATGTCCATCAGCTGTGACAGGAACGAGGAGCGGATATTGTCAAGAGGCGTGCTATTGTCAAGTTCCTGAAACCGCTTCGCTATCTCCTCCACCACGGGCTTCCATTGCTCCGTGGCGGCGACAGCGGCGTCAATCTTCGGAATGACGGCGGCAAGCACGCTCTCTATTGTCGCACCCTCCTTGCCAATGGCATCGTTATATGCTGTCTGAATAGCGTCGAGGTACTGCTGCAGCTGCTTGTCCACCACCAGTTCCTTGACGAGCTTCTGTGTCAGCGAGCGGCCTATCTGCCTGCCCCAAGCCTCGGCGGTGGAGTCCATGTCCATCAAGGCCGATACCCAGTCGTCGCCCATGTCGCTGAAAGTGGTGTCGAGTTCGTGTTGCAGTTCCTTGATATCTGTGGCCAGCTGCTTCACCGCCTCATCGTCACCGATGGATGCGTACAGAGCCAGCACTTTCTTGCGTATGGCCTCAATCTTAGCAGGGTCGCCGCTTTCCAGTGCCGCCGCCCATTCCTCGTTGAGGGCGGCAATTTGCTCTTTATAGGTCTTGTCGATGTAAGAGTCAAGCATCTGCTCGGCCATCGCCTTGCCGATATTCTTGCCGAAGGTGGAGGCATCGCCCTCCATGTCTGTGAGCGCGGAAATGAACGCACCGCGAAGGTCGCTGAAGCCCTCCTTCTTATCGAACTCAAAGCCGATGGCCTCCATGAGGGCCTTGATGGCCGACTGTGCGTCTGCCAGCCGTTGCGTCACGCCCTCATCATCGATGCCAAGGAACACTTTCTCGTTACCCTCTTCATCGGTTCCCGTGAAGCCCGCCTTCATCATCTGTGCCCGCTGTTCCGGCGTAAGGCCCTCCATGCCCATCACGGCATTGAATGTAGCCTGCAGCTCGTCCAACAACGGCTTTATCGCATCGCTCACCATGAACGCCTCCACCAGTTTCTGCACGATGGTTTTCTTCATGTCGTTGGCAATGTCCTCCACGTCGCCCTCCACGTCCATGAGGCTCGACACAAGGCTGTCGACCATGTCGGTGAAAGTGGTGTCCTGTGCGGCCTTTTTCATCCGCTCCGTGAACTTCTTTGCTTCCTCGGCGGTCATCACCTCTAAGGCGACCAACTCATCTATTAGCGTGTCTATATAAGCACTGGCGGCATTGTAATGTGCCTCGGCAGCGGCTATAGCCTCTTCATCACCACTGGCACGGGCTTCGTTGAGGGCTTTCTGAGCCTCTTGCAGCTCCTTCATGCCGTCAAGATAAGCAATATTCCAGTCATCGGAATATGCGTTGAAGTTGTCAAACACCTGGTCCTTCAGTTCCTCTAAAGTGCCGTCCTCACCCTTTCTGGTCACATTCAGCGTAATGGGAACGTCGAGCACCAGCTTCTCTATGAGGTCTTTCGTGAGCGTCTTGATAAGGCTCTCGCGGAACTTCTCGGCATCACCCTCAATGTCTGTAAGGGTGTCGAGGAAGGTGTCGCGCAGATTATCGAAGGGCGAGGTGTCGCCGCCATTGTCGCCAAAGCCAAGAATCTTATCCCAGTATTCCTGTGATGCCTCTACGCTCTCGTAGAGTGCTTTCAGTGCGTTTGCGTGCGCCTCTATGTCCGCTGCCCTATCCTCATCGCTGTATTCCTGATTCCGCATAGCTTCGACTACGGCGACGTATTCGTCCCACATCTGCCTCATTTCCTCCGGTTGCCAACCAAGAGATTCGAGGAAGTCACTAAAATGCTCATAACCTTTTTCCATGTCTTCCTCAAATATCCCGAATCCCTCAAAGAACTCCTTCCATTCGAGGTATTTCTTTTTGGTGTCCTCACCAGACTTGCCCTTATAGTTGGGGTTGGTCAGCTCATTTGCAGTCTTGACCCACTCTTCTATCTGGTTCCTCACCTCTGGGGTCATTATGAAGCTGTTGGTTATCGCCCTGCGGAAGCTTGACTTCAAGGAGCCAGTGAAATCATCGACAGTCTGCTCCATGTCAAGGATGGCCTCCTTGAAATTGTCAGCAAGGTCGGAAAACACATCTTCCTGCATCTTGAAAGCCTCAGTCCACGTCCTTGCCTTCTCATTAAGCTCGTCCTGTTTTTCGGCAAGTTCCTGCATGAGTGCTTTCAGCTGCCGTATGCGCTTTTCCTCTGGCAGGCTCTCATCGCCAATGATGGAGGTGTACTTCGTTTTCCAGTCTGCCATCCATTTCGTGAACTCATCGTCGAGTACGAACTTATCTACCAGCTCATTGACCATCGTGTTGATGAAATCATCCATGAAGTCCTGTGTGCCAGTGTTCATGTCGGTAAGGGCACTGAGGAAGTTGTCGCGCATCTGCGTGAACGCCTTTTCACTGGCTGTCTCTATGGGTTGGAGGATTCCGCGTTTCGTGAAATCTTCCATCTTCATTTGAGCTTTGGCCACAAGGTCTGTATATTCGGCATAGATGCCATCAAGTGCCGTCTTGTAGTCAGCGTCCTTCAAGCAACCGTTGGTGTACTCTTCTTGTAAGCTTGCCAACCGCTTGTACCAGTCCTCTACGTCTTTCTGGAACTCCGCACCAATGGTATTATTGATGACCATGCGGTTCACCATTTTCTTCCAGTTGGACGCAATATCGTCCATCACGTCCTCCGAGCCGTCTGCAAGTTCGTAGAGCGACGAAAGAAAATCGTCAAATATATTCTCCTTTGTCGTGGTGGTTAGCTGTTCGTTCAGCGCATCAATGGTCTCTTGTGCCGTCTTACCAGCCTCGATGTATTGGTTTAGATAGTTCCTTGCTTCATCAGACATTGAGGCCCAGAACTGAGGCGCACGGTTTTGCAGCTTTTCCAGCTGTTCCCAGGTAAGGTCGAACAGTTTGGCAACGTTACCGCCGTCGTGAACCAAGCCATGCAATGTATAGCGACCTTCTACTCCAATCTGTTTGGCCAAATCCTCATCGTATTGCCAAAGATATTCCCAGTTCGTATCTCGGTTTGTCTCGTAGCCGTGGGAATGACTGAACCAGCCCGCGCCACTTGAAGCCCATCCTTTATAGATTTCCGAAGCTGCTTTCTGGGCATCCTCCAGTGCTTTAAGGGCTTGCTTACTATAGTCTATAGCCTTTACGCCATAGGCTTTCTCCATCAGCTCACGCTCATACTTCACGTTATCTTCCCAGGCATCAAGTATGCCGCCCCATTTATCCAGTGCCGCCTCGTATGCACTGTTATCAACAGCACCAATTCCGAAGAGTCCGCCGATGCCTGAAAAGACGCTGCCGATGATGCTGCCCACGCCCTTTACTACGCTTTCAATGATTTCGGGAATATGAGATATGACCGCTTCAATCACCTTTGAAATACCGTCAAAGAGGTTGTCGAAGAACTCGACGGGCTTGTCACCCAGCATGTCGATGATGGAAAGGATAGCCCCGATGATGCCGCCAGCCTTTTTGCCAATCACGCCAATGAGGCCCTGCATATCGTCCTCTGTGTCCTTTGTCAGGGCGGCAATGACGTTTGACACGCCATCTACAAAACCCTTCAGTGTGCCGCTTGTCAGTTGGCCGAGCACGGTGTTGAAATTGTTCAGCCCCTGCGCCGCCGCTTCCGTTTTCTGGTGAAGGCCCTGCTGCGTGTTGCTGACATTAGTCTGTTGCTGCTGAACGGCCTCGCCGCTCTCCTGCATCTGCTGGAAGGTGTCGGCCACTCCCTGTGTCGCATTGGCAAGGTTCTGGCGGGCGGTGTTTACGGCATCGTCGTATTCACCCTGGTCTGTCTTGCCAAGGTGTGCGGCCTGGTCCCTGATGGCTTTATCAAGGTCGGCGCGTGCCGCTTTTTCATTCTCAACGGCTTTCTGGTAGTCGGCGACGGCGTTTGTGTGGGTCTCGCTGGCATCGGCCAGAGCCTTGACGTGGAACTTGTAATCGTCAGTGAGCTTCGCAATCTCATCCCACGTCTTAGAACTGAACGGGTTGGACGCTTTCTGACCGCCAGCATCAATAAGCTGCTTCTGCAAATCGGTATAAGCCTTTTTGGATGCTGCATCCAGCCCCTTGAACTCAGCCGTGCCCATGTAGTCATTGACCTTTTGCAAGGTCTCCTTGGCGATGTCCTGTAGCACGTTGCCGACACCCTGGAACGTCTGGTTCCAGTCTATGTTCATGGCGAGCGACTGGGCGTTGGCCTGGGCGATGCGGCTGTCACGCTCGGCGGTAAGACGCTTGACCTCCCACTTATTGCCAGCGGCTTCTGCCTCTGCTATCTTCTTGGAGTATTCCTCAGCGATGGCAAGCCGTTGCTGCTGGTAGGTGCCATACTCCTGCAAGTAGTCGAGCATCGACTGTCTCTCAGCGTCGAAACGCTCCTTCACGCTGCGGGCATAGTCGGCGTTCTCCTTGTCACGGAGGGCTTTCAGCGTGGCCATCTGCTCTTCGGTGAGCTTGATGTTGGCGAAGCCGTTGGCCGCTACGTCCTTGGCGGTATCGGTGTCTGCCCAGCTTTTCGTCTTGTCGGTGTTCGCTGCCTCCCATGCTTTCTTCTCTGCCTCATAGTTGGCCTTTCGCATTTCCTCTGCCTGTCGGTCGATGGCGGCGAGAGCATCGTCATGGTCTTTCTCCATCTGCATCAGCTCGCGCTTCGCCCGGCTCTGCTCATTGGCGATGGCAGCGTTGGCGATGGCATCCTCCATATCCTCCCTCTGCTTTGCCTGACGCTGACGCTCACTCAGCTCCTGCTCGAAAATCCTTTGTCTGCGGGAAGCATCCTCCTTGGCGACGGCGTTCTCTTTTGACGTTGAGGAAGAGCCACCATTGCGGGCCTTGTTGTAGGCATCCACCTTTTTCTTGGCCTCATCGACGGCCTTCTGCTGTTTTTCAATGGCAGCAAGGAACTCGCCGGAACCCATATCGCTGACCTTTTTGCCGTCAATCTCCAAATTGCTTGCAGAACGTTTCTTCGGGTCATGGAGTGATTCTAATTGCTGCAAAATAACCTTTTCTGCATTATAAGCTTTAGTCGCCTCATGCACAAAATCTTTGGACTGATCGGCAAGAAGCTGCTTTCGCCGATTCTGCTCCCATTCGAGTTTCTTTAGCTGACCCTCAAGCTGTGATTGATCAAACACGCCGGTAGCCCCACCTGTTTTCACCCGACCGTATCTTTTGCCATCAGTGGCCATTTGTGCCAGGAGGTTACGCCGCTCGTTTATCTGACGTTCCAAATCTGCATTTGATACCCCCGTGAGATTAGCAAGGTAACTCTCACCACGGTCTTTCTCTATTGTCTTAGTTATTTCATTACGTCGCTTGTATAATGCTTGAAGTTCCTCCTCTTCCGTCCTGGAACGGCTGCTCGTATGAGTACCAGCATAACTGTTTGTGGAGGCAAGCGACCACTTGCCTTTCTTTTCAAGTTCTGCTATACGTATTTCTATGTCGGTAAGTTCGTTTTCTGGATTGGTAAGTGATTTCTTCCCTTCCAGCTCTGCAATAGCCGCTTTCCACTTGTATATATCCTTTAGAGCCTCTATTTCGGTATTGTATTTTTTAAACAACTCTGGATATTCACCCATCAAGCGTACCATTGCCTTACGTCTCGAATCTGTGGAGAGTTGTTCGTCGCCAGCTATTTGTATCAGCTCGTTAATTTTCCGTTTGTGTTCTTCCTCTTTTTTAATAGCATCATCCTTTTTGCGAATGTACTCATCGTATGCAGCGTTTATCCTGTCCTGTTCTGAGCCGAAAGCGAGCAGAGCCGCCGTAACGGCTGCAATGGCTGCAGCGACAGCCACATAAGGATTGGCTAACATTGTGGCGTTCAGAAGTGCCTGGGCTTTTTGCACCAGCACCAACCAGCCGTAGTGAATGGCTTCAGCGGCTGACACGCCACTTATTCCAACGGCTTGCAAGGCCAGGTTTTTGGTGCGGAACGATTCAATGGCGGTTACGGTCATCACTGCGGCCTTGTACACTCCGTATGTACCAATAAGACCTGCCAACACCTTTCCAACAGTCTCATAATTCTGCGCAAGCGTAGTGGCCACATCAATGGCTCCGCTCATGATACCCTCGCTCTTTTGGCCAATCTCATTCAGCATGTCATCAATGGCTCCCTGGAGGTTGGAGTATGCACCGGCCATCGTTTTGCTCTTGGCCTCCAGCATACCGTTGAACTTGCCGCCCTCGCCGGTCGCATCGATGAACGCCTGGCGTACCATGTCGGCACTGATGGCACCCTCGCTCATTTCTTTCTTCAGAACGGCCACACTTTTGCCCGTGGTCTTCGCCATCTGGTCAAGCAGATTGAATCCGGCATTCACCATTTGCAGGAAGTCCTGGCCCATCAGCTTGCCCGTGGCCGACATCTGCGAGAAGGCCAGCGCAAGGCTCTGGAACTTCTGACTGTCACCCATCGCCACGTTGCCAAGGGCTTTCAGGTTCTCCATCACGTCCTCGGTGGCAATGCCAAATCCCATCATGGTCTGTGCTGCCCCGGCAAGGTCTTTAAGCTGCATGGGCGTTTCCACCGCAAATTTCCGGATCGAGGCAAACAGTGCGTCGGCCTTGTCCTTATTGCCCACCAGAACGCGGAACGAGGTCTCCAGCTTTTCAATCTCTGAGCGCACCTCATACACCTTTCCGACGAACTCCTTGGCCTTCTGGATGGAGAAGAAGGCGATGGCCGCTTTCTCCAGTCGGCCAAAGCCAGCCGTTCCTTTGTCGGCGGCCTCGTCGATATCTCGCCCCAGCTGCTTTACATGGCGGCCCATGTCATCTATGCTCATGCCGCTTTTCTTTGCCGTGGCCGACAGTTGCTCCATCTGCCCGATGTCACGCTTCAGGCCGGTGGCAAAGCCCTGGTCATCTATCCCTATTTTAACCTTTACCTCTTCCATAAATTACAAAAGTGTTTTAATGAAAGCGTCTGCCAGTCGCGTCACGTCCTTTGCCTTTTCGAGGTCAACAGGGCGCAGGAACTCGATGAACTTGGTTAATACACTGATAACGTCGGCAATGCCCACCTCCGTTTCCATCTGCTTGATTGCCTTTGAGAGTTTTCCGATAATGTCGGCCTCTGATGGTGTTGCGAAACGTTCTCCCTCCGGGCGTTCCTCGATGGCCTTGTTGATGGCCGCCACCTGCCGGTAGAGCGAGCGAACCTGTTCCTCACGTGTGAGGGTCAGGGCCGTGCGCTGCTCCTCCCATTTGCCAGTACGGATCCAGTTGCTGACGCTGACACGTGACGCGCCCACGCGGTCGGCAATCTCCTGCTGTGTGAGGTTCTCGCGGAGATAGAGCGTCTTGGCCCAATCTTTCTTTTGCTGGTTAGTCAATTCTGCCATAACAATAAAAATTTGTGCAAAGGTGGCAATAAAATGGGAGTTGGGCAAATCGGCTCCGCATGATAACGTTTTATAAGCGCATGATAACGGTATAAAACGGCATGATAAAACGACGATTTGCAGGGGTGGTGGAAAAGCATTTACTTTGCACAAAAAAATCAAGCAGACACAACGAATTATACTGATTTCACGAATGAGTAAGTTTTTCAACATTATCCCTGGAAACGGCAGCTGCTGCCTGTTGCTTTACGGCGAGATCGGCGGCGAGGTGCGCAGCGGTGACGTGATGCGTGAGCTTTTAGAGGCCGAGCGCAACTACGGTCGTATTGACGTGCGGATTAACAGTGTGGGCGGAGAGGTCTATACCGGCATTGCCATCTTCAACGCCCTTCGTCACAGCAAGGCCGACATACATATCTATATTGACGGTATAGCCGCGAGCATGGCGAGTGCCATTGCCCTTTGCGGCAAGCCGGTTGAAATGAGCCGGTACGCCCGTCTGATGATTCACACGGTGCGTGGCGGCTGCTGGGGCACCAAGAAGGACATGGCCGACTGCATCCAGCAGTTAGACGCACTGGAAGGCACGCTGTGCGCGATGTATGCCGAGAAGCTCGGCAGGAGCGAGGAAGAGATACGGAGCCAGTATTTCGACGGTGAAGACCACTGGCTGAGTGCCCAGGAGGCACTGGCCCAGGGATTCATCGACGGCATCTACGACGTGGAACCCGCCGGAGATACGACGGGAGCCGTGGCGTTGCTTAGTGACAAGTCAACGGTAGAGGAGATTTACGCAACATTTAATAACCGGCTTCAGATGGAGCCACAAAACTCAAACAAAATGGCATTTTTAGACGAACTGAAAAAGAACCCGAAGTTCAAGGACTGTACTTCGGAGGAGGCTGCGCTGCAGGTTGTGGCCCAGCTGACCCAGACGGCAGCTGCTGCTGAGGCGGTGGCTACGGAGAACGCATCGCTGAAGAGGGAGAACCAGGCTTTCAAGGACAAGGAGGCAGCCGCCTTCGTTGCCATGAAGCAGAAGATGCTGGATGACGCTGAGAAGTGCGGCAAGATTAACGCCGTGACGCGCCCCGCCTTCGAGGCCCTTCTGGAGAGTGACTTTGAGAAGGGCAAGCAGGCCCTTGCTGAGCTGACCCCGACAAAACGTGTGATGGCCGAGCTTGACACTACGCCCCCGAAGGAGAGTGCGTGGGACAAGCGCAAGTCACAAATCCAAGACCGCTATGAACAGACCCGCTACGCCTGAGTATGACCACAGCGGAAGCGTGGCGGCTCGTACTACGGTGACATTGCACCGCAGCCTTTCGGTCGCGTGAATGCGACCGGCAGAACAAGAAACAGTTAAACCCCCAAATCAAAAAAGGATTTATGGCAATCGTAATCAAAAACACCAACTACAATGGCGAGGTACTGGAGCGACTTTTTACCCTCGCCGTGCTGGGGTGCCAGATTGTGGACAAGGGCCTGATCTGCGTCATTCCCAACGTGACCAAGAAGCTGAGCATCCCGCGCCTGAAGACAGGTAAGATGCTCCAGAAGAACAAGGAGATGCCCGACGACCGCGACTCAAAGGGCGGCTGGAACTATTCTGAGCACGTGCTGGAGCCTGAGGAGTTCATGGCTTTCACCACGTTCAATCCCAACACGCTTTACAACATCTGGCGTCCGTACCAGCCAACGGGCAACCTTGTGTTCACCGAACTTCCCCCCAACGTGCAGAACGCTTTGCTCGACGCGCTGTCGAAGCAGGTGCAGTTCGAGCTGGGCTGGCACTACATCAACGGCGAATTCGGCGACGATGACGACCACCTGTTCAACGGCATCCTGTACCGCATGGAGCATGATGGCGATGTAAAGCGCATCTCCACTGCTGCGGACACGATGATTGGCAAGCTCTATGCCCTGAAGGCCGCCGTTCCCGAGACCATCAAGGAGCACCCGAACCTCCGCTACATCATGAGCCTGGAGGATTGGGAGCAGTACGACCAGGAACTGACCGAGCGCGAGCACAAGAACAGTGATGAGACCGCCCTGAACCGCAAGATGTTCAAGGGCGTGAAGATCGAGACGCTGGCCGGTTGGCCGAGCGGCCTTATCATCGCCACCCTGTGCGCTCCCGACGAGAGCGGCAACCTCTTCGCCGGTGTGAACCTTCCCTCTGACGAGGACGTGATCCAGATTGACAAGCTGACCAACGCCGGTGAGCGTTACTTCTTCAAGATGAAGCTGGAGATTGACACCAACATCGCCTTTGGCGAGGAGGTGATTGTGCTTGACACCCGTGCTACGAAGCAGTTCCCCGTCGTGTCGAAGACACTGACGCTGAGCGATGACAGCGTGTCGTTTACCGCCGACGGCGGCACTGAGGAAGTGACCATTACTGCCACTGGTGACTACCACCTCGTCGGCAAGACCCCGAAGGGCTTTGCCGTGAAGGACATGGGTGGCAAGCTGAAGGTGACGGCCAAGCCGAACCGTGGCACGAGTGACGTGACCGGCACCGTGACGCTGGCTCTCGACAGCGATCCGAGCGTGACCGCCGAGCTGGCCCTGACCACGGCGATGGCCGAGAACATCGTGAACCCTGAAACCGAACCCGAAGGCTGATTATGGCAGATCTGAAGCGACTTGTCATCCACTGCACGGCTACCCGTGAAGGGCGTGAGGTGAGCGGCGACGAGATTCGCCGCTGGCACACCTCGCCCAAGTCGAAGGGCGGTCGCGGGTGGAAGCAGGTGGGCTACTCAGACCTGATTCACCTGAACGGCGGTGTGGAGAACCTGGTACCGTATAACGATGACCAGAAGGTCGACCCGTGGGAGGTGACCAACGGAGCCGCTGGCTACAACTCCACAAGCCGCCATGTGGTGTATGTGGGCGGGTATGCCATAGACGGCTTCACGACCAAGGACACGCGGACAGCCGCCCAGAAGAAAGCTCTGGAGAAATATGTGCGTGCCTTCGTTAGGCAGCACCCCCAGGCTGAGGTGGTGGGTCACCGCGACCTTCCCGGTGTGGCGAAAGCCTGTCCCTGCTTCGACGTGAAGCGGTGGCTGAAAGAGATTGGAATCAAGTAGTATTAACCAAGCAGCAAACGGACAATGTTAGAGACCATCCTTCAATATTTGCAGTGGGCCTTTCCCTACGGTCTTGGCGCGGCCATCGGCTGGCTGTTGAGCAGCAAGCTGCGGAATGCCCGTACTGCGAAGGAGGTACACGACATCTACAAGACGATGTACGATGACGTTAGCCGTGAGTTGCAAGAAATGCGCAGAGAGAATGAGAAACTTTACAAGGCATTTACCCGGCTGGAGCGTGCTGTGTCACGTGCTACCGCTTGCCGTTATTGGCCTGACTGCCCTATCCGCAGTGAGCTGCCGGACGCAAAGAACAGTGGAACGAGCAACCATCCGGGCCGACACCCTCAGTCAGGGCCACACCGAATACGAGACACTGGAGACCGTGACGCAGGCCGTCAGCGGCGACAGCGTGAGCCTGGCGATTCCGATGGAGGTGATGCAGAGCCTCCCTGACGGTGCGGCGTTCACCAAGAAACAGGGCCGTACACGGGTGAGCCTGAAACACGAGGGAGAGACCGTGGTGGCCGAGGCCGAGACCGACAGCATCGGCCAGACGGTGACACGCCATGAGCGCAAGGCACGTGACAGCCTTAGTAGCCTCACTAATAGCTCGGCCTACGAGACGGCCATCAAGGAAAAGCCTCCTAATAACAGCTGGGCAGTATGGGTGCTCGTAGGCATCGTAGGCACAATCATTGCGATTATTGCGATAAGGACACTATTCAAATAACAATTTAACCCCATTAGAACTATGTCAAAGACAAGAACGAAGGTAACGAAGATCCTGGGATGGAAGGACTGCGAGGTTGAGCAGGGCGACACCATCTATGATGACATCATGCAGGGCACTACGAGCCTGAGCCGCGAGGAGGGCCAGGTGGAGGATGCCCCGATTGAGAGTGGCGAGAGCGAGGGAACGTACAAGTCTCCTGACAAGTACATCCTCGAGATCAAGCGTCGCATCGGCCCCAACGAGACGGTGACACCTGGTTTCAATGACAACGTAGGCAACGTTGAGGTGCGCCCGACGAAGGTGGGTGCCCGCAATGTGGCGCTGACGGGTGTGAGCCAGGACATCTCGATAGAGTATGGCTCGGACAACGGTGCGGTTGAGGTCATCCGCTGGAAGACCAAGGGAGCCGTTGACGCTAACGGTAACCTGACCGACATCACCATCGGAACCGTAGCCGCCCAGACTGGCGGTTAAAGAGACGGAGCGGTCGAACCGCTCCGCACTCCGGGGAGGTAGCTTAATGGCCAGAGCGCAGCGTCATACGGATGCATGGTGCGGGTTCGACTCCCGCCCTCTCCACAATATGTACGAGCAGAATGAGAAAGAAACTGAACAAGCCCTTGCGGAAATTATCACTGCCCAGCCGCATGAGATTAAGATTGGCCGCAAGACGCTGCGCCTCTACCCGGTGACTTTTGCGAAGACCTTTGTTCTTCGCCGCTGGCTGGATGCGCTGGAGATAGATACTGCCCTACTGAAAGCAAGCCCAAACATGGAATGTCTGCGCCTGGCTGAGAGTAAGCCTGACATTGTGGCCCATATCCTGGCCATTCACACAGCGGCAAACACCCGCAAGGCCCTTCATGACAGCGTTGGCATGGCCACTCGCCGCAACTTGCTGTGCGGTTTGAAGAGAGAGCACCTGGCCGGACTGCTTAAGACTGTTCTCACCCAGGACAAAACCGAGCTGCTTATGCAGCGGCTGGGTATTGCGGCTGAGCGTGAGCGTATGCATAAGGTGATGGAGTTGAAGCAAAGGAACTCCAGGAACAACGTCACTTTTGGCGGCAAAAGCATTTTCGGCACATTCATCGGCCAGCTGAAAGAGATGGGTTACAGTGACGAAGAGATACTTTTTGAGCGCGGCTACAATTACCTGCGTCTGATGCTGGATGACAAGGTGACGAGCCTGTACCTGAGCGATGATGAGCTGGAGAGCCTGTCACAGCGTGACGGCGGCACGTTGCTGGATGGTGAGGACGATGCCTCTCTGGACGTGCTGGAACGTATGATAAGGCAGGGGGGCGAGAAGAAACCAACAACATAACAAATATGAGCAATTTTATCAATATCGAAGACTACGACGCAAGCATCCACCGCGACATACTGGATGCACTGACACGCGAGGACGCTTCCCTCGTGGAGATTTGCGAGGACAGGGCCATCGCTGAAATGCGTTGTTACCTCTCCGGGCGTTACGACTGCGACGCTATCTTCTCGGCATCAGGAACGGAACGCCACCAGCTGGTGCTGATGATGGCACTCGATATCGCCATCTATCACATCTTCTCTATTCACAACCCCGTGAAGCTCTCGCAACTCAGAAAAGACCGCTATGAGCGGGCTGTGGAGTGGCTGAAGGCCGTGGCCGCCGGTACCATCTCCATCGACGGCGCACCGCTGGCAGCAGAGGAAAGGCAGATAGCGGCCCAGCCGTTCCGCATTGTCTCTAACCCCAAACGACATAATCACTTTTAAGCCATGAGCAGAAAGAAGAATAACAGCAAGCGCATCACCACCGGCGGCCTCCGTCCGTTGCCTGGCCAAAAAGGCCCCTCCACCATTTTGCTGTCGCCGCCAAAAAGGTTCGGCATTGACATCAGCACGTTCATTGACGCAGTACGCGCAGCCGACAATATCGACTACTACCGTCGCACGCGCCTCCTCGACCTCTACGAGGACATCACCATCGACACACACCTCTCATCGGTCATGGCACGCCGACGCGATGCCGTGAACGCCGCGCAAATATCATTCCAGCGCAACGGCAACCCCGACGAGGCTGTGAACGAGCAGCTGCGCTCACCGTGGTTCGATTCGCTCATTGGCGACATCGTGGAAGCCAAGTTCTACGGCTTCTCGCTCTTCCAGTTCTACCGCGACGAGCACGGCTGGATTACCTACGACCTCATACCGCGCAAGCATGTTGACCCGGTACGCCGCACCCTCATGCGACGTCAGGGCGAAATCAGCGGCCCGTCGTGGGATGAGTACCCCAACATGCTTTTCGTGGGAAAGCCTCGCGACCTCGGCATCCTCCTGAAATCCGCGCCGTGGGTCATATACAAGCGTAACGACATGGCAGATTGGGCGCAGTTCGCCGAGATATTCGGAATGCCCATCGAGGACTATACCTACGACACCGGCGACGAGGAGGCACGACGCCGCGTCATTCAGGACGCTCAACAGGCGGGCGCCCTGAAAAAGTACATCCATGCACGCGACGTGGAACTCCAGCTTATCGAGGCGGGAAACAAAACAGGCTCCAGCGACCTTTACGACAGCCTGTGTGAGCGGTGCAACAAGGAACTGTCTAAACTGTTCCTGGGAAACACGCTCACCACTGAGGCACAGGCCACAGGCAGCGAGGCCCTGGGCAATGTTCACAAGAAAGAGGAAGACCAGATTCTGAAGGCCGACCAGAAGTTTGTCCTCAACGTGCTCAACTACGATATGGTGGACATCTTCGCAGCAATGGGCATCAATACGAAGGGCGGTGAGTTCACATTCCCGGAGCCAAAATACATCGACCTCACGGCAAAATCCAATATCCTCGTACAGTTGCAGACAAACTTCCGGCTTCCCATCAGCGACGATTATCTCTACGAGACGTTTGGCATTGAGAAGCCGCAGAACTACAACGAAATGAAAAAGCAGATCGAGGAAGACCATCTGCTCCAGCAGATGCTTTCGTCACCAGGCATGCAGTTCCATGAGGGCGAGGATGACCAGGGCGAGGATCCTGACAAGCCCAAACCCCAGAAAAAGCCGGGTGAGCAGCCGGGCCAAAAGAAAGGGCGTACCATCAAAGGCTTCCTCGGTGGTTTTTTCGCCCGCGCCCCTCGAGACCGGGGGGCAGCTTCAGAGTGGTAGTCAATGAACTCTACTACGGCCAGCAGGAGGTCAGTGTGCGACATGCTTCTGCCACGCCGGTCGTGGCCGAGGCATCCGGCGTTTCCATCGACGATGACATCATTGCCGCCGCCCTGCGTAATATATACCGCCGCGACTTCAACCCCCATACCGAAATCGAGCCCAACCTTTTCAGCGCCATTGCACACACGTTGGGCGAGGCTGTCAGTACCGCTGCCCCTTCCTTCGGCGATGACCCCTTTACGCACGCCCTGCGTCACTCCACGGACGTTTTCTCGGCTTTCAAGGTACACCGCGCACAGAATGACATGGCAGCCCGGCTGTTGGACTCTAACGGCAATCTAAAGCCGTTTGAGCAATGGAAGAATGAGGTACTGCCCATTGCTGACCACCAGTGTCACAACTGGCTCGAAACGGAATACAACACAGCCGTACTACGCGCACGCCAGGCCGCCAACTGGCAACAGTTCCAAGCAGAAAAGGACATACTGCCCAACCTCAAATGGCTGCCGTCCACGTCGCCAAATCCAGGGGCCGACCACCGCCCGTTCTGGAACACCATCCTCCCCGTCGATCACCCCTTCTGGAATGAGCACCGCCCAGGCGACCGCTGGAACTGCAAGTGTGACCTCACCTCCACCGACGAACCGGCAACGAGTGTGCCCAGCGGTTCCCCCGCTGGGAATGACCCACAGCCCGGACTGAAGGATAACCCCGGAAAGAGCCAGGCCGTCTTTTCCGATGACCACCCCTATTTCCCCGCTGACTGTAAGCACTGTGCCTTCTATAACCCCACACTAAAGGCCCGCCTTGCAACTGTCATCACAGCCCGCGTAAAGGACTGCTACCATTGTCCCTACATCGATGGCTGTATCGACCGCACGGCAGAAATAAAGCGCACAATGAAGGAGCGTAAGAAGGAGGCAAGAAAGGCTGTACAAGGTAAGATGCTGACAAATCCAGACTTCCCGGAAAAGATAATGGTATCTCGCGCCAGCGTGGACGAATGGACTAACCAGCCATTTATGTATATGGCAGAAAAACATCAAATGTTACTTGACATTGAGCGAGTGCTTAGGGAGGCTGAATATCTTGGGCCAGCGGATAAGCATAAAGACAAAGATCGACTACTGCAGTCGCACCTTTTCAGAACGCATGTCGAAGATATTGATGCCTATATCATAGTTTGGGAGTTTGATACCGGCGAGTTCATTTTGCACAGCATATCGGACTCTCCAAACATATTGAAGTACTTAAAAAGAAAATAGCGAAAGCGGGTAACTTACCAGAACTCCAAATCTGGGGCAGCCCTCAAACGCTATTTCTGACTGCAAAGGTAAGCATTTATTTTGAAACAACAAACAAAATCGACGAAAAATGAAGCAAATTGATAAAAATGCTCTCCTCGACTGGGAGAAATACAAGGAGAATATCTACCGCTCCACGCCTGTCGATACTTCCATGACAGAAGCCGAAAGGGAAAAGCACCGGCTCTACCTCGATGCGCATCCCATCGAGTGGATCAAGTTCTTTTTCCCTGGCTATGCCAAGTATGAGTTTGCTGACTTCCAGAAACGGGCCATACGCCGCATACTGGCACATGATGAATGGTATGAGGTGCTTTCCTGGTCCCGGGAACTTGCAAAGTCCACCATCACCATGTTCATCGTCATGTTCCTGGTACTCACGGGCAAAAAGCGGAACATCATCCTCACCTCCAACTCTAAGGACAATGCCATGCGCTTGCTTGCCCCATATCGGGCCAACCTCGAGGCCAACGGGCGCATCATTGCCTACTACGGCAAACAGCAGTCTATCGGCGCATGGACGGAGGATGAGTTCATAACAAAGGGCGGTGTGGCTTTCCGGGCCATCGGTGCAGGACAGTCGCCCCGTGGCTCGCGTAACGAGGCCATACGTCCTGACGTGCTGCTCGTCGATGACTTCGACACAGACGAGGACACCAAGAACCCGGACATCATACAGAAACGGTGGGAATGGTGGGAACAGGCGCTCTATCCTACACGCTCCGTCAGTGAACCCACGCTCATCATCTTCTGCGGAAACATTATCGCCAAGGACTGCTGCATCACCCGTGCCGGAGAGATGGCTGATAATTGGGATATTGTCAACATACGCGACAAGAACGGGCGTAGCACATGGCCGGAAAAGAACACGGAGGAATACATCGACCGCACGCTCTCCAAAATCTCCACCCTCTCACAGCAGCATGAGTTTTTCAATAACCCCATCAGCGAGGGCGAGATCTTCAAGGAGGTGGTCTATGGCAAGGTGCCGCCGCTGTCGAAGTTCCGCGCACTGGTCATCTACGGTGACCCGGCTCCGGGCGAATCGAAGGGAAAGAAGGGAACCTCCTTCAAGGCGGTCATGCTGATGGGAAAGATGGCCGACAAACTCTACGTCATCAAAGCACGGCTCGCCCACGCCTTGAACGCTGAGTTCATCGACTGGTATGTGCAACTGCTCCAGTTCGTCGGTGGGAAGTCCAACGTCTATTGCTATATGGAGAACAACAAACTCCAGGATCCGTTCTTCCAGCAGGTGTTCAAACCACTCGTGCAGAAGGTAAGGAAGGAAAAGGGCATCGACCTCTATATCCGGGGCGACGAGGAAAAGAAGACAGACAAGGCCACGCGCATCGAGGCGAACCTGGAACCCGTCAACCGCGAAGGCAACCTCATCCTGAATCAGGACGAACGCGAAAACCCGCACATGAAGGAACTCGAAGACCAGTTCAAGCTCTTCACCCTCAACCTCAAATATCCGGCTGACGGCCCCGATGCCGTCGAGGGCGGTCTGCGCAAGCTCAACGAGCTGCAAGCCTCGCTCGAGCCGCCGGTGAAAATCATGGCAAAGCAGCTCAGGTCTAAAAACAAATACCGCCTATGACCCCTCAGGATATAGAGAAGATAGCATTCATCATTCGTGGCCGCGAGACGGGCCGTGACGGTGTGACGTGCATATCCATCGGCCTTGTAAGCAGCACGAAGACGGGCGCGGGCCGTGGACGGCTGGGAGCCAACGAGCTGCCCTATATCCTGAACATGCTGCGGCGCAGCAATATGATGGATGCGGAGGCACATGTTGGCTTCGACTACACGCTGACCGACATTGACGGGCGCGAGGGAGGCTTCCCCATGACGGAGGGTTTCGGGTTCCCCTATCTGCTCGACTTCGAAATAAAAGACGACCAAAGTTTAACGTAAAAGCATATACACTATGGCAGCACAGAAGATAGGCTACGCCAACAAGCAGAGCGGGGCACTCTGGACGAGCAGCAACGCCAACGAGGTAAAGGACGTGGTGAACAGCCACGCCGACGCGATTGACACCCTCAACAGTTCTTTGGCCACCTCGAAACAGGATATTACCAACCTACAGACCGACATTCAGGAGAAGGCCGGTGCCAACGATGTGGCCGCCGCCCTTGCTGAGAAAGCCGACATTACCGACGTGGAGGCAGCCCTTGCAGAAAAGGCCGGTGCCGACGATGTGGCCGCCGCCCTTGCTGAGAAAGCCGACATTACCGACGTGGAGGCAGCCCTTGCAGAAAAGGCCGATGCCGACGATGTGGCCGCCGCCCTTGCACTGAAAGCCGACAGGGCAGACGTAACGGCAGACCTTGCGGAAAAGGCCGATGCCGACGATGTAGCCGCAGCCCTTGCGCTGAAGGCAGACAAGGCAGACGTGATGGCAGACCTTGCAGAAAAGGCCGATGCCGACGATGTGGCCGCTGCCCTTGCGCTGAAAGCCGACAAGAGCGAGATTGCGGCCCTGGCTGAGAGTGGTGGCGATGCGATGGTGAACGTTGACAAGTTGTGCGGTGCACCTGACGGCGCACAGTACTACACACTACAGACGGCCATCGTCGCTATTCCCACAGCCTACCGCAAAGAGGGCCTTGTCATCACCTGGCGCACTGATGCAGACGCATGGGCGACGAAGAGGTTCATGGGAACGGGGCTTGCC